TGTGTATAAGAGACAGTGCATGGACGGCGACTGGCACTCAGTTCCAGATTCCTTATGTCTTCAAGACGCTTTTCAGCAAGGAGAACATCGAGTTCGAGGACATGTGTGAGACGAAATCTGTGACGTCCTCGCTCTATCTTGACATGAACGAGGCTTTGCCGGATGTAAGTGCCCTTGAAGCGGAAAGAGATAAACTGTGGAAACAGATTACCGATTCTAAACGCATGACTGAGCCGATGCCCACTGAATGTGAGCGTGTCGAAGAACTAACGGACGAAATCGCCAAGGGTCACGACTACCACTTCATCGGAAAAGTTGGGCAGTTCTGCCCGATTAAGCCTGGCTGCGGAGGTGGTATCCTGCTTCGTGAGACTGAAAACAAGAAGACAGGCGAAAAGGGTTATGCTGCTGCTACAGGTTCTAAGGGCTTCAGATGGCTTGAATCCGAGATGGTCAAGCAGCTGGACAAGCAGGGTGACATTGACCGTGGTTATTACAACAACATGGTAGACGAAGCAGTCAAGTCTCTGTCTGTTTATGGTGACTTCGAACGCTTTGCGGCGGACGAACCGTATGTTTCGGATAACACACCACCGTGGTTCGGAGCTGGCGAGCCTCATGAGGACGATACTACTCCGTTTGATGTGAGGTAATGCTTATGATTTTAATTCTGTTAATTGCTGTGCTCATTTATATTTTGTGCACGGCTGATTCCACCGAGTCCTGTATTCCCAGTGAGGAGTGCAGGACTTGTCCATTTCCATGCGATAAACGCAAAAATTGAAAGGAGAAACTAATTATGGCTTACAAAGCAGTAGACAACATCATCATCGAGAATGCTCGAATTATCTTTCGCAACTTTAAGGGTGAGGAGTCCAAGTACAATCGTGCTGGCTCTCGCAATTTCTGCGTGGTCATTGAAGATCCCGATATGGCGCAGAAGCTTATTGCGGATGGCTGGAATGTTCGTGTTCTGGCTCCTCGTGATGAGGACGAGGCTCCTCGCCATTATATTCAGGTGGCGGTCAGCTTCGACAACCTCCCCCCAAAGGTTATTATGATTACTCGTCGAGCTAAGACTCAGCTGGATGAGGAGTCTATCGGAACTCTGGACTTCGCAGAGATCCGCAATGTCGACCTGACTATCCGTCCCTACAACTGGGAGGTCAATGGTAAGACTGGCGTCAAGGCATACCTTAAGACGATGTATGTCACCATTGAAGAAGACGAATTCGCTGAAAAGTATGCCGAAACGGAGGGTCCTGAGGAGATGCCCTTCTAAAGGTGAATAGGTGCCAGCTTAGTACATGTCTGGTTAAATGTCCAGTAAGGTCTCGATTAGGTGTGCACGCCTATGACGGTAAGAGGAAACAGCCTTATTCCCTTTAATAACCGAAAGGAGGTAAAGCCATGTTGTGGCAGAAAAAGAAGAAACGCAAAAAGGCTACTAAATCTAAAGCAGTTACTCAGACTGCTCCTCATCAGCTGGCGGAAGAGCTTCCGCAAACGACTGAGCCTGAGGAAAAAGAAGAAACGCCAAAGCAAAAAAAGCCCGCTGGGAAAAAATGCAAAAAGGTTTTGTCTCCGGAAAAAGCTTTCTTAGATGCATTCGGACGGTTGACTAACCGGTATCGGGCTTGGGATGTTTGGCGTGACTTCATTACTATGTTCGCTTGTTCACTATCTAATCCTCTTGATAAGGAGCACCGGGATAAGCGAGAAGCGTTATATTTGGAAGTCATCAAAAAGTACAATAAGCAGGATCAAGAGTTGTTTCCTGAACTGGCTGCTCAGACGGTCTTGGCTTTGGAGAAAAATCCGGAGCAAGATTTTCTGGGCAGCATTTTTATGTCTCTCAATCTCGGCAACGAGCATAATGGACAGATCTTTACGCCGTATCATGTCTGTGAGCTAATGGCTGAAATGACGATGGACGACACGGTAAAAAAGGTAGAACAGGACGGTTATATTTCAATTAACGATCCGTGCTGCGGAGCTGGGGCCACATTGATTGCCGGAATCCACACTGCAAGGAAGCAGTTGGAAAAAGTAAACCTGAACTACCAAAATCATCTTCTCGTCGTTGCACAGGATATCGATGAAACGGTGGCGCTTATGTGTTATATTCAGCTTTCACTTTTGGGGGTAGCAGGATATGTAAAGGTCGGAAACTCTCTGACAGAACCGATGACAGACAACGACAATAAAGAGAACTACTGGTTCACGTCAATGTATTATTCTAATGTCTGGGTGCTGCGTCGGATCTTCGGAGGGCGCTGATGGCAGGCATATCACTTCGAGATTATCAAACAGATGCTGTTGAGAGAATGAAAAACGGCTGCATTCTCTGTGGCGGTGTCGGTAGTGGCAAATCCAGAACAGCTTTAGCCTATTATTACAAACAGAATGGCGGTAAGCTCGGCACAAAGAATTATATTCGGATGCCGGGTACGCCAAAAGACCTGTACATCATCACCACGGCGAGAAAAAGAGATACTTTGGAATGGGAGGGTGAGCTTTCGCCCTTCCTTCTCTCTGTTCACGCGGAAGTCAATACCTATAAAAATAAGGTCGTCGTTGATTCCTGGAACAATATCGGGAAGTATGCAACGGTTACGGACGCATTCTTTATATTTGACGAGCAGCGCGTTGTCGGTTCGGGTGCATGGGTAAAAGCATTTCTGAAAATCGCCAAGTTTAATGAATGGATTCTACTATCCGCGACCCCAGGAGACACATGGGAGGATTATATTCCTGTCTTCGTAGCAAACGGCTTTTACAAAAACCGTACAGCTTTCAAAGAAGAGCACATGGTCATGACCTGGGTGAATGGAAAGTATCCGAAAGTAGACAGATATTTGGGAGTGGGACGACTCATCCGGCTTCGTAATCGCATTCTTGTGGATATGGATTTTAAGCGGGAAACCTGTTCGCACCATGAGGATGTCTATGTCAGTTATGATGTTGCAAAGTATAAAGAGACAAGCCGTCTTCGCTGGAATCCATATAAAAACGAGCCAATTGTCAATGCTGGGGAGCTCTGCTATGTATGGCGACGCATCGTAAACGAGGATGAGTCCAGACAAATCGCTCTAATGGAACTGTTTGAGAAGCATCCTAAAATGATTGTCTTCTACAATTTCGACTATGAACTTGATATTCTGAAAAATCTCTACTATGGAGAAAATGTTGAGATTGCAGAATGGAACGGTCACAAGCATCAACCGATTCCAACTTGCGACAGCTGGGTGTATCTGGTTCAGTATACTGCTGGAGCCGAAGGATGGAACTGCATTAGTACGGATACCATTGTGTTTTACTCGCAGAACTACTCCTACAAAATTATGAAGCAATCAGCAGGACGAACTGACCGCTTAAATACACCGTTCAAAGATTTGTATTACTACCATCTGAAGTCCCGTTCCGGCATTGATTTGGCTATCAGTAGAGCATTGAGCGAGAAACGGAATTTCAACGAAACCAAGTATGTCGGCAGCTATAAACCCAAAGCTGCCTGAGAAAGGAGAAAAGATGATAACAATTGATGTCGCGGAGTATTGCTCTGCTTGCATGGACTTCGATCCAGATGTTCAACGCCCGCAAAAAGCATACGGAATGAGTGAAGAGATCGTCATATCCGACACGGTCATTCGATGCTCAAATCGAAATCGGTGCAAAAACATTGAGCGATACCTGAGAAAGAAGGTGACGAACGATGGCGTTGGCAAGACTGACGAAGCAATGCCATGAATGTCCTTTTGTCGAGACCTGTGAGCACAAGGAAATGGAAGCATTGGGATATTTACCAGAACCGATTATGGCAGATGTCAAAGTCCCGGTTACTGCTGATATAGCAGCTCCCATTTTGAGAGAAACTGTAAGCCGTGTAGTAGACGGCAAAGTTGTAACAATGTATAAGGACGAGTTGGAGAAGATCCTTTATAAGGATTTATATTCTCATCTCGGACTTCAGATTGGAGGATAATATATGCCTGAATACGAAAAAGATACATTATATCGTCCAGAAACGAAGAAGAGTGGCAGCCTTGCTTATAAAATCGGGCAGGCTATCGCTATTCTGATGTCTTTGTGTGCCAGTGCGATTATCGTAGCTGCGACGATCAAGCTTATTATGTGGATTTTGTAAGGAGGTTTTGCAGATGAATGAAGAAAAGGAAGTCTATTTTGACCAGTATTGTAAATCTTGCAAGTACCATGGTCTTGAAGAGTCCAAAGACCCGTGCAATGACTGTCTCGCAGAACCCAGCAATACAAATTCCCACAAACCGATAAACTATGAAAGCAAAAACAATTCTTGATGCCGAGAAAAAGGATGCGATTGATATTGCAACGGAACTTTGCTATAGCGAAGAAGTCAAGAAAAAAATTGCACAGGCAAAATCTGTTTACGAAATTGGTCGCATCCTTAAACAAGCACGGCTCGATCAAGAGTGATATTTCTGAAAGGAGAAATCATGCAAATATATATTGGAGAACGGCAGAGTGGAAAAACTACTATGCTCATCGAAATGTCTGAAAAGACCGGAGCCACCATTGTTGTGGCTACTTATCCAATGGCCAATTACATTCAGTTACTTGCTGCTCAGATGGGTAAGAAAATTCCTGTTCCTATCACGGTGACGAACTATATCCGTCTTCTCGCAAGAGGCGGCCTTGGTAAGAGCGAGAAGTATCTCGTAGACGAGCTTCAGATGATGCTCTCTGCTATGAATGTCGAAGCTGCTACGGTTGACTGCAACTGCATTGAGGTTCTTCGCGGTCAACAGAAAGAAGGTTTGTAATGGCCGGGCTTAAAATGAATGTTGAGTTCCCAACGCGCCTTGTTGAATTCAAAGATGGTGTTCGCCGTGTTGACCCTGTTTCCATCAAGTTCTGCGATGAGGAGAACGCCAATCTATGTGCGCTTGTAAAGCACAACGAGGCGTTAAGGAAAGGAGAAGCAAATGTTGAAAATTGAAAACACCGAGGTTATGGGCTGGGAGCACGCCATTCGTGGTATGAGGAACCCTAAGAACTCTTGGGAGAAGAGTGATAGTGGTTATTGCGATACGATCGGGGATAAATTCGGTGATGTTATAAAACCCGAAAATTATCGTCTTGGTCCTAACGATTTCGACCTTATGTCTCGTCTTCGCAATGCCGGTACCGATCATCGTAAGTTCATGCGGATGATTACTGTCTATCTCGACATCACTGCCCCGCTGTACTGGTGGAAGGAGTTTGATACTTATAAGGTTGGTACGGTTGCGAACTCCTGCTCTACGATGCACAAAATCGCGGATAAGGAATTCACACTGGACGACTTCAGCTATGAGCATCTGAATTGCGAACCCTATCACCGTAACTGGATTGAGAGTGCAACCGTCGATGAAGACATCACTTCGCCACACAAGGTATGGATGACGCCTCTTGATATTCTTAGATGCACGATCGAGATGCTAAACGCATATCGCGAAAGCTACCTTGAAACCAAGGATAAGCAGGATTGGTGGCAGATGATCCAGCTTCTTCCGAGCTCCTACAACCAGAAGCGGACGGTAATGTTGAACTATGAGGTTCTGGCGAACATGTATAAGTCCCGTCGGAACCACAAGCTCGACGAGTGGCATACGTTCTGTGAGTGGATTGAGAGTCTGCCTTATTCTGAGCTGATTACTGGCGAAAAGAAAGGATGAAAGATGATGAAATTCGTAGTCAATCAGCTTCCTTATTACGGAGAGCTGTGCCCACTATGGACGATGTGCAGTAAAAACGCAAAGGAACATGAATGCCCGAGATACTGGGATAAATATAAAGTCTGCTCGGATGAAAACCCACATGAATGTGAGCACCTTATCGAGACGGAGAAACTCTAATAAACGGTTTCCTGCACGAAAAATACACCCCCTATTATGAAAGGAGGTAACGCACAATGAATTATTTTCTGGCAGTTAATGATCGGCAACTTGGCACTTGCTTGAGAATGCTGTTTGCTGAAAAACTTCAACCTGCTGTCCAAACCGTGTTAAACGAGAAGGGCAAGATTGAGTTTCATATTAGCATTGCAGCAGATCAGGAAGTGTTCGAAGAGCTGAACGAACGCTACAAGATCATGATTTCGTAAGTTACTCGATTTCGAAGGTAAAGGGGCCGTAACAAGCCCTTTTACTTTTGTTATATTTGTGGTAACATACTATGAGGAGGCGATGTCAATGAAAGTCAAATCCAGAATGTCCTGTCCGATTCGAAGAAAAGACGGCACATGGACAACTGTCATCAGAGAATTTGAGGAAGATATTCCGGATCTCGGACGGGAAGAACTTATCTGCAACAAATGTGGACGCCCCGATTATCCGAAATGCAAGGAAACGGTTTGTGAAGCCTGGAAATACCACAAATCGAAAAATTAACATTTTATGTAAGAGCTGAGGTTAAACCTTGGCTCTTATTTTTTGTGTAAAGGCGAAAACTATGCTTGCCAGAGAAGCGACAAAAGCGGATATTCAGGCTGTTCGTGACCGTCTGCGGGAAGCAAAAGAACAACGTCAGCTTGATATTCAAATAAACCAGGCTATTGCACTGGTAAATCGTAATCACAGGAGGAAAAAATATGACGCCGAACGACTATCAGCAGGCAGCTCTTCGTACAGCCCCAGGAGATTTACCGCCTGAGAGACTTCTGCTCAATGGCTTAATGGGACTGAACGGAGAAGCCGGCGAAGCAATTGATATTTTGAAAAAACATCTGTTTCAGGGGCACGAACTGGACACTGTACATATGGCTAAAGAGCTTGGAGATGTGGCTTGGTATCTCGCTGTAAGCGCAAACGCCATTGGGTACGACCTTGAAACCATCATGCAGATGAATGTGGATAAACTGAAAGCCAGGTATCCAGACGGTTTCGACGCTGAACACAGTCTGCATCGCGATCAGGATGATATTTAAGGAGGGTTTTCTATGAATGAACAATTCGGAGAAAAGGTAAAAGCTATTTTTGATAGCATTACCGTTCTTCAGGCAAAAGATAGCGATTTGAAACGAGATAACGCCAACATCAACGGTGACTCCCCTATGGGGGCTATGCTGCAATATGGTGCCAATACTGCCAAGGAGTACAATTTGGAGTATTTAATTAAACCTGCAATTGCGGAACTCCACCGTGATGGTTGGATTCATATACACGATCTTGACTTCTATGCATGGACGACGACCTGCACGCAGATTGAGCTTCGCAAGCTCTTCAAGAATGGATTCAATACCGGTCATGGTCATCTGAGAGCACCAAAAAGCATCGGCTCATATGCTGCTTTGGCTGCCATTGCCATTCAGTCTAATCAAAATGACCAGCATGGCGGACAGAGTGTCGTGGACTTCGATTATGCTATGGCCGAAGGTGTCCGTTACACATATCAAAAATATCTGAAAGAAGGCTATGAGATTTGCGAACGCCTCAACGATCTGAAAGATAAAGCATGGATTCTCGACTATGCTATGGAAAAGACCACCCGTGATACCTATCAGGCTATGGAGGGGTTTATTCATAATCTGAATACCATGCATTCCCGCGCCGGCGCTCAAGTTCCATTCAGCTCTATTAACTATGGCACAGATACATCTTGGGAAGGTCGTCTTGCTATTGAACAGCTTCTGCTTGCTACGGAAGCAGGACTCGGTCATGGCGAAACACCAATCTTCCCGATTCAGATTTTCCGTGTCAAAGAGGGTGTCAACTATAATCCGGACGATCCGAACTATGACTTGTTTAAGCTGGCAATGAAGGTAAGTGCCAAGAGACTGTTCCCAAATTTTGCTTTCATTGACGCTCCATTCAATCTCCAGTATTACAAACCCGGTCATCCTGAGACGGAGGTGGCTTACATGGGTTGCCGTACTCGTGTAATGGGTAATGTTTATGACTCGTCTCGTGAGATCGCTCCCGGTAGAGGCAATCTAAGCTTCACTTCTATCAACCTGCCTCGACTTGGCATTGAATCCAAAGGCGACTATCTCACTTTCTTCAAACTACTGGATAAAATGCTCGACACTACGATGCAGCAGCTTCTCGACCGGTATAAAATTCAGGCTTCGAGAGTAGTTCGCAACTTCCCATTCCTTATGGGAGAAGGCGTCTGGATGGATTCTGACGGGCTTTCTCCTGATGACACGGTTGGAGAGGTCTTGAAGCATGGAACGCTATCTATCGGTTTCTGCGGGCTTGCAGAGTGTCTTGTAGCGCTTAATGGCAAGCATCATGGTGAAGATGAGTTCTCCCAGGAGCTTGGCTTGCGTATTGTCGGCTATATTCGTGACTATTGCAACCGTAAGAGCACAGAACTCAGTATGAATGTAACCTGTCTTGCTACTCCCGCTGAGAGTTTAGCTGGGCGGCTGCTTCGATCTGACAGAGAAAGATACGGAATTATCAAAGGTGTTACCGACCGTGAATACTACACCAACAGCTTCCATGTTCCGGTATATTACCATCTCCCTGCACTTAAGAAAATCGATATTGAAGCTCCGTATCATGCTCTTACCAACGCAGGTCACATTTCTTATGTTGAGTCAGATGGTGACCCGACTAAGAACCTTGCCGCATTCGAGCGGGTTGTAAGGCACATGAAAGAAGCTGGCATCGGCTATGGCAGCATCAACCATCCTGTAGATCGAGATCCGGTCTGCGGTTATAACGGAATTATCAACGATGTTTGCCCCTGCTGCGGACGAAGCGAGGCTGATGGAGTTCCGTTCGAACGCATCCGTCGTATCACTGGATATCTGGTCGGAACTCTTGATAAGTGGAATGACGCTAAGCGTGCGGAGGAGCGAGATCGTGTCAAACATGAAGTTGATTCGAATTTCGGGGATTGAATCGGAGTCTATTGTTGACGGGGAAGGAATCCGGTATGTGATATTTACACAGGGCTGTCCGCATCAGTGCCCCGGCTGCCACAATCCTCAAACTCACCCATTCGGTGGCGGAAAGCTCGTGTTGATCGAAGACATACTCGATGATATTTCAAAAAGAAAAGATTGGATAGACGGCATTACCATTTCCGGAGGCGAGCCGTTCTGTCAGATTTACCAGTGTGCTCTGATTGCTGAAAAAGCTCATGAAATAGGGCTTAGCGTTTGGTGCTACACTGGTTATCTTTTTGAAGACTTATACAGGCAAGGCATCGAGCTTCTGAAACATATTGATGTGCTTGTTGACGGCCCGTTCGTACAGGCTGAAAAATCGTTGGAGCTTAAATTCAAAGGAAGCTGTAATCAGCGTGTAATCGATATTCCGGAAAGCTTGAAAGAAGGCGTAGCAATCTTGAAACAAACTTAGAAGAAAGGAGTACCTATATCATGGCGAATACTACTAACCCTCGACGAAATGCCGAAGGATATTCCGACCAGACTGCTTATGAAGCTCTGAAGAACATTGAGCGTGAGGAAGATGAAAGATTTCATAGACTGCTGCATACACTGTTTTACTTGTGTGAGTTGGCTGACTTCGAGATCGAAGGTCGGATAATTTTGGTTGATAAACGGAACGGACGGGTTTGGAGATGAGAGAAATGAGTCCGTACATACTTGAAAATTGTGTAAATTTTAGCCCACTTTTGTTTGGCGGATTCGGGCAAAAGCCCACTTTTGAAAAAATTTTTGAGCATGTACGGACAATTTTCCTAAAAAAAGCCCAGAAAAAGTGGGCAAAAGCCCGGTTTTGAAAACCAAAAGTGGGCAGAAAAATTCGGAGGCATTTTCTGAAAATGGCACTTTTTAGGCGTTTTTTGCCCCAAAATGGCCGATTTGCGCCGATTTGAAATTTTTCTTGTGAAAAAAGCCCACTTTCCCACTTTTATTTCTTATTTAATTGTGATAAAAAGTTTTAATAAATATATAAATAGGGCGAGAAAAGTGGGCATTTGGCCAGAGGTCGGAATACATAGCACAAGTAGACGAAAATGTCAAGACTTTTTACCGAAAGTTCTTTCTTTTTCTTTCAGACTGTGCTATACTATAAGCGCCACACAATCTAATATGTTCAAGTCGTTTAGGGAAAACTGCTTTGGTAAAAAGTGTTTTCTCTCTTTACTCATTTCATTTGTCCCTTTGCGGCTTGATTGAGATTGTGTGGCAACAATGAGGGTTGGCACTTTTTTAATGCCCTCGGAAAGGATGGGTTAATGAGATGAGTGAGAAGAAGTTGACAAAAAACACAAGCGGTAATATTGCTGCGGGAGTAGCCATGGCTGCGTCAATAGTGCCATTGGTAAAGCCGGCGATTGATGCTGTTCGTGATTATGCAGATAAAACTATAGAAGAACGAAAAAAGCTTGTTGCCGTACCTGTGTTGCATTCAAAAGAATATCCGTTATCTGTTGAACAAGCAGTCGAAATATTGGAAAGTTGCGGACTAAAAGCGACTCTTGTGAAGATGTCGACAGCCGATGCAAATATTCAGTATCGTCAGTGCTTCGATTCTCAAGTCATCAAAACTCATCCAAAGAGCAAAACCAAAGTTGAACGAGGAACAGCTGTTCTGGTTAAATATATACCTCAAGAGGTGATTGATGAAAGTCAAAGAATGTTTGATATTTCTGAGAAGCATAAAGAAGAACAACATCTTGAGAAAAGTATAAAGCGAACAGAACGGAAAGAAAACACAAAACGAGTGGTGAATGGAATAATCAGCACAGTGCAAGAGAGTGCCAAAAAGATTCCTTCCGCTTTTCACAAATCCACTGAAAAGGAGGATCACAATGAGCAAGAGCAATAGGAGCACAACAAAGAAGCGTGGCTTCGGCGGTTTGCTATTGGACTTTATTTTGGTGTTATGCACCGGTGGTTTATGGCTTATTTGGATTTTAATCCGATACCTCAGAAACAATAGCTGAGCTATTACAAAATATTTGATCGAGATACTTAAACGGTGTCTCGGTCTTTTTTATTATGCAAAGGAGAAAGTCATGAAATATTCTAAGAAAATCGGCACCAAGGAACATTACCTTCAGGTAAACAATCACATGGGCAAAATAATGGACAAGCTTCTGGAGAAGCATCCAGACTCTGAGCAAGAATTGAAGGAACTTTTTCTTGGAGTGCAGATACTCAATAACGAGTATATCCTGAAAAGCCATCCTGAGTTCTTATCTGATTGAGCCGCTAATAGCGGTTCTTTTTTTTATGCCTTTTCCGCCGCGCGAAAAAAACATGTCCTTTTATGAAGAGAGGAGTAAAAAATCTATTTTTAAGAATAGACATTCTCTTTTTAGTTTTGAAAAACTACATGAAAGGAGGCTCATTTGCCAATGCTCGAAAGTCAATTTCAATCGAAGCTCATTAAGGAGCTCAAGAAACTATTTCCAGGTTGCATCGTAATGAAAAGTGACTCTGGATATTTGCAGGGCATTCCTGATCTTCTCATTCTGTTCAATGACAAATGGGCTGCTTTGGAATGTAAACAACACGCTGGCGCAAAAAAGCAACCGAACCAAGAATATTATGTGGGCAAAATGGACGAGATGTCTTTCTCCAGATTCATTTGCCCAGAGAACAAGGAGGAAGTGCTGCATGATCTTCAACAATCATTCCAATCTTGAAGGGCAACACGCTTTTCTTGGTGCCAGCAAGTATCATTGGATTAACTATGATGAAACAAAAGTAGCCGATGCTTATTCAAAGTTTTTGGCCACACAGCGAGGAACCGTTCTACATGACTTTGCATGTCAATGTATCACTTTGGGACAAAAACTCCCTAAGTCACAGAAAACATTGAACATGTATGTCAATGACGCAATTAGTTTTCGTATGGTGCCTGAACAGATTCTGTTTTATTCAGAAAATTGCTTTGGCACCGCCGATACGATTGTGTTTCGGAATGGTACGCTTCGTATTCACGATTTGAAGACCGGTGTCGTGCCGGCGCACATGGAGCAGCTTGAAATATACGCTGCTCTTTTTTGTTTGGAATACAAGGTGAAACCATCGGAAATCGAGATGGAACTTCGTCTGTATCAGAACAATGAAATTCTATATCACACGCCTACTGCCGAAGATATTGTTCCAATCATGGACAAGATTATTACTTTCGACAAGGTTATTAGAAAAATCAGAGAACAGGAGGGTTAAACCATGAGTCTCACGGATGATATTTTAATGCATTACGGTATGCCCAGAAGGTCTGGTCGTTATCCTTGGGGTTCGGGTGATAACCCTTATCAGCACAGCGGTGATTTTCTCTCTCGTGTGGAAGAACTGAAAAAGTCTAATTTCACCTTTACAGATAAAGATGGAAAAACTTACACAGGAGAAGTGGCCATTGCAAAATCTATGGGCTTGAGTACAACCCAATTTCGTACCCAGATGAGCCTTGCAAAGGACGAACGCCGTTCTGCTGATGTCGCTACGGCTAAGGCTCTTCGTGCTAAGGGCTATAGTTTGAATGAAATCGCTGACAAGATGGGCTTTGCTAACGATTCTTCGGTTCGCTCACTTTTGAATGAGAGTTCCGAAGCTCGTATGAATCAGGCAAAGCAGACCGCTGAATTTCTGAAAAAACAGATTTCGGAAAAAGGCATGATCGATGTCGGAACCGGAGTCGAAAGAGAGCTTGGTATTTCGAAAGAGAAAATGAACCAGGCTCTTTATATTTTGAAAATGGAAGGCTATCCCATCTATGTCGGCGGTGTCCCTCAGGTAACAAACCCGGGTAAGCAAACAAACATCAAGGTTCTCTGCCCTCCAGGAACAGAGCATAAAGAAATTTATAATTTCGAGAATGTTCATTCTGTCAGAGACTATGTATCTCACGATGACGGTGAAACATTTGACAAGTTCGTCTATCCCAAAAGCATGGATTCAAGCCGTTTGAAAATCCGTTATGCAGAAGATGGCGGTATTCAGAAAGACGGTGTTATCGAAATCCGTCGTGGTGTAGACGACTTGTCTCTTGGTGATTCTCACTATGCTCAGGTTCGTATTCTGGTAGACGGCAACAGATATTTGAAAGGAATGGCTGTCTATTCTGATGATCTTCCTGATGGTGTGGATGTGATGTTTAACACCAATAAGAAAAAAGGAACTCCGACATCGGATGTTCTGAAGAAGGTCAAGGATGATCCTGACAATCCATTTGGTTCCCTTATCAAAGCCGGTGGGCAGAGTTACTACATTGACTCTGATGGTAACCGGCAGCTTTCCCTTATCAACAAGCGTGCTGAAGAGGGTGATTGGGGTGAATGGGCAGATAAACTCCCATCCCAGTTTCTTTCCAAGCAGAGTTTGAGCCTGGTTAATAAGCAACTGAATCTGGCGGCGTCCGATAAGATGGCTGAGTTTGACGAGATCTGCTCACTGACCAATCCGACAGTCAAGAAATCACTGTTGAAGTCCTTTGCGGATGATTGCGACTCCGCTGCTGTACATCTTCAGGCGGCTGCGCTTCCTCGTCAGAAATATCAGGTAATTCTACCCATCACTTCGATGAAAGACAACGAAGTGTATGCTCCGAATTATAAGAATGGTGAAACGGTAGCATTGATTCGTTATCCGCATGGCGGCACTTTTGAGATTCCTATCTTGACCGTAAACAACAAGCAGGCAGAAGCTCGCCGAATTCTGGGTAACACACCTAAAGATGCAATCGGTATTAACAACAAGGTTGCGGAACGCCTTTCCGGTGCTGATTTTGATGGCGATACCGTTATGGTCATTCCCTGTAACTCCAGTAAAAGCAAGGTCAAAATCACATCTACTCCTCCTCTGAAGGGGCTTGAGGGATTTGACCCTAAACTGGAGTATGGCGGAAAACCTGCTGGTACTTTCAAGCCTATGAAGAACACACAGAAAGAGATGGGTGTCATTTCTAACCTGATTACTGACATGACTTTGAAGGGTGCCACACAGGATGAACTTGCAAGAGCGGTTCGCCATAGCATGGTGGTTATTGATGCTGAAAAGCACAAGCTGGACTATAAACAGAGCGAGATTGACAATGGTATCAGCTCTTTGAAAAAGAAGTATCAAGGCACAGTTGATGAGGATGGAAGATACCATGAGGGCGCTTCAACTCTGATTTCCCGTGCTAAATCTGAAACTTCGGTCACCAAGAGACAAGGCAGTCCCAAAATCGATGAAAAAACAGGCGAATACATATGGAAAGATGTAGACGACCCCGTTTATGTCGATAAGCGGACTGGTAAAGTCAAAGAGCGTACGCAGCCGAGCACTAAGATGGCTGAAGCAAAGGACGCCTATACCCTGGTCTCTGAAGCTGATACCCCCGTGGAGCGCGCTTATGCAAGCTATGCCAATAAGATGAAAGCCCTGGGTAATCAGGCTCGTCTTGAGATCCTCTCCACCGGAAAAGTACCCTACTCCGCCACTGCAAAAGAGACCTATCAAGCTGAAGTTGACTCTCTGAATGCTAAGCTTAATGTAGCTTTGAAGAATGCACCAAGAGAAAGACAGGCTCAGACTATGGCTAATGCGGTAGTGGCTGCTAAAAAACAGGACAACCCGGATATGACAAAGGGCGAACTCAAGAAAGCAAGCCAGCAGGCACTTACTCAAGCTCGTGCCTCTGTTGGTGCAAAGCGAGAGACCATCAAGATCACAGACCGTGAATGGGAAGCAATTCAGGCTGGTGCTATCAGTGAGAATAAGCTTACCCAAATCATTGACAATGTGGACATTGACAGTCTTAGACAGCGCGCAACACCGAGAGCAACAACTACTCTCAGCACTGCAAAGCAGAATAAGATTGCTTCGATGAATGCTTCTGGCTACAGTACATCAGAAATTGCTGAAGCTCTTGGCATTTCTACAAGCACAGTGTCAAATTACTTGAATTGAAAGGAGTGACTGGCATGAATGGTTCTTGTGCCCTTACAACATTTGACAACCCTTACAATCCATTTGAACAGTTCTCCGATTGGTTCCTGTTTGATGTGGAAAAGGGTTACAACACTTGCGCTTATCTCGATCGAATTGCTCACACTTCTGACCAATTCTCTGAAGAAGAGAACAATCAAGAGATTGAAAGAGCGATTGACGAGATCATTCGTTACGACTTCATGAACATTTACAAGAAAGTAAAGAGAACAAAGACAACAAAAGTAGATAAGACTTGAACTATAGATTGAGGTCTAATGCTCTTTGAATAAAGTTTTAGTTCTCTTTTCTGAAAGTATTTGATTTTGAAGTCAATGCAAACAAATTATCACTTGATCTGCACTGTTGCCGAAGGGCTTAAAGGCATGGGGAGGGGGTCTCCAAAATCACACCCCCTACCTCATCGCGGCGGTCTTAAAAAAATCTCCGGAGGGATATTTTTGGAATGGGACTTACCCCCTCGGGTGCAGTATTTGAACGAGCTTACAGGGTTGAAGCATTTTCCATAAAGTGTGAACATCTCCTTTCATGTTTCTTTTCTCCTTTCGGTGATTGGTGGAAATTCAGCTCTGTAAGTTCTTTCAAATACTGCACCTATTCTCACCTAAAAGAGTATCAGTTTGGACAGAAAGTGCAGCACAAGTATGCGGATATGGCGGAACTGGCAGACGCAATAGACTCAGAATTTATTGGAGGTAACTCCGTGCAGGTTCAACTCCTGTTATCCGCACCAAATTTTTAAGAGAGGAGGCAGTGCTAATGCCCAAAGGTAAAGCTGCAAGCTCTTCCGACTCAAATAGCCCATTGAGACCACCGACATCTCTCGAAGCGCAAGAGAACTTAATGATTTCTTTGGCGGTTCAATGTGCTGAAAAGCAGCTCAGAGACGGAACTGCTTCTTCTCAGGTCATAACGCATTATTTAAAACTTGGTTCCAGTAAGGAACGAATCGAAAAGGAGATTCTGGAGAAGCAGAAAGAGCTTATCGAAGCGAAGACCAAGAATCTAAATTCCAATAGTGAAGCCAAAGAGTTGTATAACAAGGCTCTTGAGGCGTTTAGGAGATATTCAGGTGCAGGCGGTGATGACGATGAGTATTAAAACATATTCCGAACTAATTACACTGCCGACATTTGAAGAACGGTTTTGCTATTTGAAACTCGATGGCTCTGTTGGGAAAGAGACTTTCGGTTTTAAGCGCTGGCTGAACCAAGAGTTCTATCATTCAGACAAGTGGTTAAGATTCAGAGATGAAATTATCATTCGTGATGAAGGTTGTGATCTCGGAGTACCGGGTTATGAAATCTTTGGCTCAATATTGATTCATCATCTGAACCCCATCACTTATGAAGACCTGTTGAATCAGAGTCCATGCGTCTTCGATCCGGAGAATGTAATATGCACCAAGTTGAATACGCATAATGCTATTCACTATGGTGATGAGAATTTGTTACTTCTCCCTCCAGTACAGCGCACACAAAACGATACATGCCCTTGGCGAAAATAATGAAAGGAGAAACACCCAATGGAAAATAAAATCTATGAAAATTCCGTTCTTGATGAACAGACCGAAAACATCAAGGAGCAGGAAGTTGGGCTTTGCGAAGATGCGGCTCGGAATGTGATCGGTGTTGTTACTGATTGCCTGAAGCTGAACATTCGTGAAAAGCCGAGTAAGGATTCCAGAGTAGTAACGGTTGTGACATGCCTTGACGAATTGGAAATTGACATGGGCGATTCCAATGATGATTGGTACGCTGTCTGTACTGCTACCGGTATCGAAGGATTCTGCATGAAGAAATTTGTAGCCGTCAGGCAGTAAGGAGAAAACGATATGGACAGTATACTGACATCGATTAAAAAGCTGCTCGGAATTGCTGAAGAGTATGAGCACTTTGACCCGGACATCGTTATGTACATCAATTCGGCATTTTCGGTCTTGACGCAGCTCGGTGTTGGTCCTGAAGAAGGATTCCGTATCGAAGATGCAAGTAAGACCTGGTCTGAATTTCTATACGATGATCCTCGTCTTGAATTTGTAAAAACCTTTATCTACCTGAAGGTAAGACTGGCGTTCGACCCGCCGTTGAGTTCGGCTGTTATGGAAGCAATCAACCGACAAATCAGCGAGCTTGAGTGGCGTATCAATGTGACAGTCGACCCTGATTAAAAATGAGAGGAGGATTTCAAAATGGATAATACAACACTTTCCCATCATGGCGTCGTTGGCATGAAATGGGGAGTCCGGCGCTATCAAAATAAAGATGGCACTCGTACCGCGGCCGGAAAGAAAAGAGAAAGTTCTTCTAACTCTGATGCTCCTGCTCATGAGGACTATGCTAAAGCTCATAACAGTAAGAGCGTTAAGTCTATGAGTGACGCAGAGCTTCGTAACCGACTGAATCGTCTTCAGATGGAGAAACAGTACAGTCAATTGTCTTCGACTGATGTGAATCGTGGAAAGGAATATGTATCAAAAACTCTGAAAGTTGCCGGAACAATTGCAACCGTTACTTCGACCGCCTTAACCATTTACAATAACTACGGCAAGATCAAAGAAATTGTAAACGGTATGGCTAAGAAAGCTGGCTAAGGAGGTACTTATGGCATTATCAAACACTGCCGTTCCCAAGTATTATGGCATGTTTCGTGATGCCGTGATTCGAGGGGAGATTCCGGTTTGTAAAGAGATCTCTATGGAAATGAACCGTATTGATGATCTCATCGCTAATCCGGGTGTGTACTACGACGACCAAGCTGTTGAGGGTTGGATCGCTTATTGCGAATCAGAGCTTACTTTGACGGATGGCTCTGACCTTAGTCTTTTGGATAGCTTCAAACTTTGGGGTGAACAGATCTTTGGTTGGTACTATTTTGTTGAGCGAAGCGTGTATCAACCGAATCCAGATGGTCACGGTGGGCACTATGTTCGCAAGAATGTAAAGAAACGGCTGATTAACAAACAGTATTTGATCGTCGCACGAGGCGCCGCTAAATCAATGTACGGCTCAACCTTGCAGGGTTACTTTCTGAATGTTGATACCTCTACTACTCATCAGATCACCACCGCCCCTACAATGAAGCAAGCGGAGGAGGTCATGTCCCCTCTTCGCACCGCTATCACTCGTTCGAGAGGACCGCTGTTTCAGTTCTTGACAGAAGGCTCTTTGCAAAACACAACTGGTTCCAAAGCGAATCGAACAAAGTTAGCCTCTACAAAAAAGGGCGTTGAAAACTTCCTTACTGGTTCTCTTCTTGAGGTCAGACCAATGAGCATCAATAAGCTTCAGGGTCTACAGATCAAGGTTGCGACCGTTGATGAGTGGCTTTCAGGTGACATTCGAGAAGACGTTATCGGTGCAATTGAGCAGGGTGCATCTAAGGTGAATGACTACATCATCGTTGCAATCAGTTCGGAAGGTACGGTTCGTAACGGAAGCGGCGACACCATCAAAATGGAGTTGATGGACATCCTTAAGGGTGACTACATCAATCCCCACGTTTCGATTTGGTGGTACAAGCTTGACTCCATTGACGAAGTCGGAGACCCGGAAATGTGGCTCAAGGCTAATCCGAATCTTGGAAAAACCGTAAGCTATGAAACTTATCAGCTTGATGTTGAAAGAGCTGAAAAAGCTCCAGCTGCCCGAAACGATATTCTTGCGAAGAGATTTGGACTGCCTATGGAGGGTTACACCTATTACTTCACTTACGAAGAAACTCTTCCGCATCGAAAGAGGGACTACTGGCAGATGCCTTGTTCCCTCGGTGCAGACTTATCACAGGGCGATGACTTCTGCGCATTTACATTTTTGTTCCCTCTGCCAAACGGTTCCTTTGGCATCAAGACACGAAACTATATTACCTCTACCACTTTAATGAAGCTGCCTGCTGCTATGCGGATCAAATACGATCAATTCATGGCGGAGGGCAGTTTAATTGTTTTAGAGGGTGCTGTACTTAACATGATGGATGTCTATGAAGATTTGGACAACCATATTCAGGAGTGCGGATACGATGTTCGATGTCTTGGGTTTGACCCTTATAATGCAAAAGAATTTGTGGCGAGATGGGAATCTGAAAACGGTCCGTTTGGAATTGAGAAAGTTATTCAGGGCGCTAAAACCGAATCAGTTCCACTTGGAGAACTGAAAAAGCTTTCTGAAGAAAGAATGCTTATCTTCGATGAGGATCTTATGACCTTCGCTATGGGTAACTGCATTACCCTTGAAGATACAAACGGAAACCGTAAACTTTTGAAGAAGCGATACGAGCAGAAAATCGATGCTGTTGCGGCAATGATGGACGCTTATATTGCTTATAAACTCAATCGAGACGCATTTGAATAAGGAGGTGGTCAAGTTGGATGAGATGTATCATCATGGTATTCTCGGTCAGAAATGGGGCGTTCGCCGTTTCCAGAACAAAGACGGTACTTTGACCGCAGCCGGTCAAAAGCGTTTGGAAAAGAAAGACGCAAAGTGGGCTCATAAAAACCACGACAAAATTGTATCCAAAGCCCGCAAAGATGTTTCCAAAGAACTCAATCAGTACGCCGATCAGCTATTAAAAAATCCTTCTTCCGTGACATCGAAAGGTAAAATCAGTTCTTCGGCTATCAATTCCTATAATCGGAAAATGGCTGAGCTGATGAATGAGTCCGTTAAAAATGTTACCGCACCTTCGGGGCGTGTCGTTCAATTCGTTGCAAAACGAGGAGAAGTTGGCGTGCATATGGCTCTGGCTGACAGAGGCTATGATATGCAGCAGCTGAAGAACGGTATCTGGGCTTCCGGTCGAGTTGCCTATAAGAAGAAAAATGTTGATATGGTTTAAGGAGGTGATGATTCAAAATGGAGATGTCTTTTGGTTCCAGATTGAAACATGCTTGGAATGCGTTTACCGGCAATGTTCAAATGAACTACCGGGATTTGGGTATGAGCTATTCATATCGAGCTGACAGACCAAGAATGTCCAGAGGCAATGAAAGATCAATCGTCACATCAGTTTATAACCGAATTGCGCTTGATGTTGCGGCCCTGAATGTTCAGCATGTTCGGTTGGATGAAAATGGGCGTTTTCTTTCGGTCATCGATGACGGATTGAATAATTGCCTCACTTTGGAAGCGAATGTCGATCAGACGGCACGGTCGTTCGTTCAGGATGTAGTTATCTCTATGTTTGATGAAGGAAGTGTGGCTATTGTTCCGGTCGACACCACGACTGATCCAAATGTGTCCGGTTCGTATGATATACAGTCTCTGCGTGTCGGACAGATTTTAGACTGGTATCCTCAGTATATTCGTGCTCGTGTGTACAATGAACAAACGGGCAGAAAAGAAGATATTGTGGTGCCGAAAAGTGCAGTGGCTATCATTGAAAATCCACTGTACGCAGTTATCAATGAGCCGAACTCAACTATGCAGCGGCTCATTCGTAAACTTAACCTACTTGATGTCATTGATGAGCAAAGCGGATCTGGAAAACTCGATTTGATTATTCAGCTTCCTTATGTAATCAAGACAGAAGCAAGGCGTCAACAGGCCGAAAATCGGCGTAAAGATATAGAAAACCAGTTGTCAGGTTCAAAGTATGGTATCGCTTACACTGATGGTACTGAGCATATCACACAGTTGAATCGTTCCGTGAACAACAACCTAATGTCCCAGATTGAATACTTGACGAGTATGCTATACAGCCAGTTGGGGATCACTCAGAGCATTTTGGATGGAACAGCGGACGAGAAGACAATGCTGAACTATAACAACCGGACAATTGAGCCGATCATTTCCGCTATTGTTGATGAGATGAAACGAAAGTTTCTGACCAAAACTGCCCGATCACAACACCAGTCAATTTCATTCTTCAGAGACCCGTTCAAACTGGTTCCTGTCAATGATATTGCTGAAATTGCTGACAAGTTTACAAGAAATGAAATCATGACTTCGAATGAAATTCGTCAGGTAGTCGGTATGAAACCCTCTGAGGACCCGAGAGCAGATGAACTCAGAAATAAGAACCTGAGTGCGCCGTCCGGTTCCAATCAGCAGTCGGAAGAAATGCCTATTGCCGAAGTTGATTCAATTGGAGACTCAGCAAATGATTTGGACGACAAAATCTCTAAGCAAAAATCGAAAAAGTAAGGAGGAAATTCAAAATGAGTAGACCTTTTTCGGTTGAGGCTTGTGATTTCAGCGGCTGGGCAACCCGAAACGACCTTAAGTGTTCTGATGGACGAGTAATTCGTCGGGACGCCTTTAAGAATAACGACGGTATTAAAGTCCCGCTGGTCTGGAATCATCAGCACAACAGTCCTCGTGATGTTCTCGGTCATGCATGGCTTGAGAATCGTGAGGAAGGTGTTTACACCTATGGCTTTCTCAATGACACCGCTGATGGCGAAATTGCGAAGGTCCTCATTAAGCACGGTGACATCTGTGCTCTGTCCATTTACGCCAATCAGCTTCAGCAGGCTGGACCTGATGTGCTGCATGGCTGTATTTGCGAGGTGAGTCTGGTACATAAGGGTGCTAATCCTGGTGCGTTTATCGACTCTATGCTGAAGCACGGCGAAATGTCCGATGATGAGGCTATCATCTATACCGGAATGCCTCTCTGTCTTTCTCATTCTGCGGAATCTAAGGATGATCCGGAAGACGAGGAAAAGAAGGATTCCAAAGAGGACAAGCCTGCTGAAAACAAGGAAGAGAAGAAGGACAATGAAGAGACGATTGCTGATGTGATCGATTCCATGTCCGAGAAGCAGCAGAATGTCATGTATGCGCTTATCGCACAGGCTCTCGAAGGCGAACCCGAAAAGGAATCCAAAGACGATTCCGACAACAAATCTGAATCCAATAAGGAGGATAACACAATGAAACACAATGTCTTTGACAACGATCAGCAGAAGAAGACCGAGGTTCTGTCTCATGCTGACCAGGCAAGCATCATTTCTATGGCTAAGTCCAACAGCGTCGGCAGTCTTCGTACTGCTATGGACATCTACGCAGAACAGAATCCTGACAGCGTTCTGGCTCATGGTATTGACGGTATTGAAACCCTGTTCCCCGAGTACAAGGATGTTCGTCCCGGTGCTCCCGAACTGCTTACCACTGACCAAGGGTGGGTAAACGAGGTTCTGAAGAAGGTTCATAAGAGCCCTATCTCCCGTATCCGTACCCGCCAGGCTGATCTGCGTAACATCGAGGCTCTTCGTGCCAAGGGTTATAAGAAGGGTGCCCAGAAGGGCTATGTTGGCAATATTCAGCTGCTCCACAGAACGACTGATCCTCAGACCGTGTATGTAAAGAGTAAGCTTGACCGTGATGACATCATCGATATTCAGGACTTCGATGTGGTGCAGTATCTGTACGGCATCGACCGTATGAATCTGAACGAGGAACTGGCTACGGCTATCATGATCGGTGACGGTCGCGAGGTCGGTGCTGATGGTAAGATCGCCGAGGATAAGATCCGCCCGATTTGGTTGGATGACGAGCTGTATACCATCCATGCTGACGTTGACATTGCCGGCATGAAGGCTACTCTCCAGGGCACCAATACTTCCGCTAATTTCGGCGAGAATTACATTTATGCAGAAGCCGTGATTCAGTCTCTGCTGTATGCTCGTGAGAAGTATAAGGGTTCCGGCACTCCCGACTTCTACTGCACGCCCCATTTGGTCAATGTCATGCTGCTTGCCCGTGACCTGAATGGCCGTCGCATCTATGACAAGGTTAGCGATCTGGCTGCGGCTTTGAATGTTGGACAGATCATCACCGCCGAACAGTTCGAGGGTAAGACTCGTACTACCACGGACAGCAAGACCAAGAAGCTTCTGGGACTGATGGTCAATCTGGCTGATTATTCTCTGGGCGCTACCAAGGGCGGCGAAATCACTCACTTCACCGATTTCGATATCGACTTCAACCAGGAGAAGAGCCTGCTGGAGACTCGTTGCTCCGGCGCCAACACTCGTGTCATGTCTGCTATCGCTCTGGAAGAGGATGTCACTGCCAATATTGGCGGCTAAATTCAGCGAGGAGTGAAAATTCAAAATGGCTAAATTTTATGGAGTAATCGGCTACGCTGTAACAGAAGAGACTAAGCCGGGCGTTTGGGCAGAGAAGATCATCGAGCGTATGTACTATGGTGATTTAACCCGTAACACCCGTAGGCTTCAGTCTGCGGAACAACTCAACGACAACATCAATGTTGCGAATGAGATCAGTATCGTAGCCGATCCATTTGCCAATGAGAATTTTCATTCGATGAGGTATGTTGAGTTTATGGGTGCTAAATGGAAAGTCACAAGTGTCGAAGTTCAGTACCCAAGACTTATACTGACTATGGGAGGTGTATACAATGGCGAGCAGGCTTAATCTGCAAACTTTCCTGGAAGAAATCCTTGAAAGCAGAAATGTGTATTTTCAACCTCCTGAGTCGGTAAAAATGAAATACCCCGCTATCGTTTATGCACTTGATGACATCGAAAATGTGCACGCCGATAACGGGGTTTATTCATCTCACAGACATTATTCGGTCACAGTCATTGACTCTGATCCGGATAGTGAGCTTGTCGGTAAGGTGGTTGCTATACCTACCTGCCGATTCGAACGATATTATACAAGCGAGAATCTGAATCACTGGAATTTCTCGCTCTATTTCTGATAAGGAGGAATATCTTTATGTCCAAAATCATTTGGGATAAAACTGGTGAACGCCTGTATGAAACTGGCTGTGACCATGGCGTTCTCTATCCGATGCAGCCCGGCGGCGTTTACAACAAGGGCGTTGCATGGAATGGTCTGACTGCCGTTACCGAGAGTCCTTCCGGTGCTGAGGCTTCCCCGATTTACGCCGATAACATCAAGTATGTGAACCTGGTTTCCAACGAGGAGTTCGGCGCTACCTTCGAGGCATATATGTACCCCGATGAGTTTGCTGAGTGCGATGGTTCTGTTGAGATCATGCCTGGTATGTATGCCGGTCAGCAGTCTCGTAAGACTTTCGGTTTGGCATATCGCACCATTCTGGGCAATGATACCGATCTGAACGATTACGGCTACAAGCTGCATCTGGTCTACGGCTGTCTGGCTGCTCCTTCCGAGAAGGGTTACAGTACGGTCAACGACAGCCCTGAGGCGGCTACTCTGTCCTGGGAGATCAGCACCACGCCTGTTTCTATCAACAAGCTGGTCAACGGTAAGAAGCTGAAGCCGACCGCCACGCTGACCTTCGACTCTACTAAGTTTAGTGCCGAGTTCATGACCCAGCTGGAAGAGATCCTGTACGGTAAGGACCCGACCACCGATGGCGGTAACGATGGTGTCGAGCCTCGCCTGCCTCTGCCCGATGAGATTATTGAACTGTTCGATAAGACTCAGAATCCGGAGGGCTAATCTCTAAAATCATGGAGCCGTATTCAGGTAAGCTGGCGGCTCCTACTTTTTTAATTTGAAAGGAGAAAATTTCAATGACTAAGGAAACTATCACCTATACCGATCTGAATGGTGTTCAGAGAACTGAAGACTTTTACTTCGATCTGTCTAAGCCTGAAATCGTAAAGATGCAGGCCAGCGCCAAGGGCGGCTACGATGTTCAGCTTAAGAGTATCGCTGCCAGCCCGAATGGGGCGCTTATTATGGAGTTCTTCGAGAACTTTATTAAGACCGCCTATGGCGAGAAGAGCGATGACGGCAGACGCTTCATGAAGTCTGAGGAAATTTCCAGAGGCTTTATGGAAACCCCCGCTTATGAGGTGCTGTTCGAGAAGCTTGTCACCGACGCCGGTGCCGCATCCGAATTTGTCAACCGTGTGATGCGTGCCAACGGCAATAAGCAGGTTACGCCCATCGCATCTAATTAAAGAAAACTCGGAGGACTAAGGAATGCTGAAAATTACTGTGCCGGCTGCCGAGTTTTGGGATGAAATTCATGAGGAATTTGTCTACAAGAAAGAGCAGACTTTGCAGTTGGAGCATTCCTTAGTCTCTCTTTCAAAATGGGAAAGCAAATGGAACAAGGCATTTCTCGGAAAACAAGAAAAAACCGACGAGGAAATTCTTGATTATGTACGATGCATGACTTTGACCCAGAATATCGATCCCGAAGTATATACTCGGCTGTCTGCTGAAAACTATGCCGCCATCAATGCGTATATCGAGGCACCAATGACTGCAACTTGTCTCATTGAAGATAAGCAAGCCAGAGGTCACAAGGAAACGGTTACATCTGAGCTTATTTATTACTGGATGATTTCTTATAACATTCCTGTAGAGTTTCAAAAATGGCATTTGAATAGGCTGTTGACTCTCATACGGGTGTGCAATGTCAAGAATTCTCCACCTAAGCGAAGAAGCAAGCGTGAAATGTGGAATCGGAATGCAGCCATCAATGCCGCCAATCGAAAACGCTTTGGTTCTAAGGGGTGATTGAATGAACAGACGATGCCGAAAATGCTTTTTTAAGAAGGTTTGCCATAAAAAGCCATCTTATAAAGCATGGCTGAAAACTTATACCAAAAAAGCAGTTACAGCGATTCTTGTTATTGCATTGATCGATCTGCAACTGTCTTATGTACTTGCATTTATGGGGCAGGTACAAATTGCAGAGTCTCTTTCCAGCACTATCGCCACCACAATTGTGGGTGTTATGGTTGGCTATTTTCTGAAGGCCTTGTTTGAAACTTTCTTTGAAAAAAGAGAAGAGAGATTGAACAAAGAAAGCGAGTCTGCTGAAAATACGAATTATGAGGAGGTTTAGTTATGCCTATCAGTTTTTTGACTACAGCACTGTTGATCGTATCTGTTATCACAAATCTGACAGTGGAGGGCATTAAGAAGTTGCTTGATGGAACGAAGGTCAAGTATTCTTCCAATGTTCTTGCGGCTATTTTATCCGTCCTGATCGCCTGTGCTGTCAGTGTAATTTACCTTATCATGACTGACACCGTCTTCACCATGAAGATCGGAGTTGAGATCGTTGTTCTGATGTATCTGGGCTTCTTGATCTCTACGGTTGGCTATGACAAGGTGATTCAGATGTTGAAGCAGATTCAAAGCGTGAAGGAGGAAACAAAAAATGAGTAACAGTCCTCTGGTATCCTATACCAAGTTGAGCCCGAATCATTCCGGGCAGAGAACTCATGCCGTTGACCGTATTACACCTCATTGCGTAGTCGGTCAGTGCTCGGTAGAAACCCTGGGCAATATTTTTGCTCCGACTTCCCGGCAGGCTTCTTGTCAGTACGGTATCGGTGTAGACGGTCGAGTAGGTATGTATGTGGAGGAGAAGAATCGTTCCTGGTGTTCTTCTTCCAATGCTAACGACCAGCGTGCGATTACAATCGAGTGCGCCAGTGATGCTACACACCCCTATGCATTCAATGATGTTGTGTACGCCAAGCTGATCGAGCTTTGTGCGGACATTTGCAAGCGTTATGGAAAGACCAAGTTGCTGTGGCTCGGTGATAAGACAAAGACTCTGAACTATGAGCCTGCTTCCAATGAAATGGTTCTGACTGTACATCGTTGGTTTGCCAATAAGAGCTGTCCAGGTGACTGGATGTATGCTCGAATGGGTGATCTTGCATCCAAAGTTACAGCGAAGCTCGGAGGTTCTACCGGTGGAAACGATAAGCCGGTCGATAACCAGGTGCTTTATCGGGTTCAGACTGGAGCTTTTGCCAATAAAGCAAATGCTGACGCAATGCTTCAGAAAGTAAAAGCCGCCGGTTTCGATACTTACATGGTCAAGGTCGATAACCTTTACAAGATTCAGGTCGGTGCTTTCAGCAAGAAAGCGAATGCCGATGCAATGGCTGCAAGGCTGAAAGCTGCTGGATTCGATACTTATGTAACAACCAAAAGCGGGACGGCGGTTTCGGCATCTTCAGCCAAGAAAAGCACTGACCAGGTTGCCCGTGAAGTGATTCAGGGGTTGTGGGGTAACGGCGCTGATAGAACTAATCGTCTGAAGGTGGCTGGTTACGATCCTTCCGTGATACAGAATCGGGTTAATCAGCTTCTTAAATAAGGAGGTCCGTGAATGATAAGGTTCAGTCACAAGGGAGACTTCTCTAAAGTTACACGCTTTTTGGAGAGGGCAAAGGAAGTGGTCCATCTCGGAGACCTCGACAAGTATGGCCGAGAAGGGGTCGCCGCTCTTGCGTCTGCAACGCCTGTCGATTCCGGTTTGACCGCCAGTTCATGGTATTACGAAATCGTAAACCGAAATGGATCTGCAAAGATTACCTTTTATAACTCAAATATTCAAAATGGGGTTCCGATCGCGATCATCCTGCAATATGGTCACGGAACCCGTAACGGAGGCTGGGTACAGGGGCGAGATTATATCAATCCTGCTATCCAGCCTATTTTTGACAAAATTGCAAATGAAGCATGGAAGGAGGTTACGAAGCTATGAGTAAAACTATCGACGAAAGAGTCGTAGAAATGCGGTTTGATAATAAGCAGTTTGAGAGCAATGTTCAGACCAGTCTGTCCACCATTGAAAAATTAAAAAAGAGTTTGGATATGGATGGAGCTACAAAGGGTCTTGAAAGCATTGACAGTGCTGCTAAGAAAGTCGATATGTCGGGGCTCGGTTCTGCGGTTGAAACAGTAAAGACTCGATTCTCGGCATTGGAGATCATGGCTGTAACCGCCCTTGCAAACATCACCAACTCAGTTGTAAACACCGGTAAACAGATGCTCCGTTCCTTGACAATCGAACCTATTGCTGATGGATTTAACGAGTATGAATTGACACTTAATGCTATTCAAACCACCATGGCAGGGACGGGTAAAACTGCTAAAGAGGTCGAGACTCAATTAAAGAAATTGGATGAATATGCAGATAAGACAGTATACTCGTCTGCTGATATGTTCAACAATCTTCCCAAATTCACCAACGCCGGTGTAGAAATTGAGCAAGCTACTACAGCTATGGTCGGAATTGCCAATGCAACTGCACTTGCTGGAGGAGATGCCCGTCAGGCGTCTATAGCATTTTACAACCTTGGTCAGGCAATAGGCACAGGCTATCTTAGCCGAATGGACTATAACTCCATCAATAATGCTGGCATAGCGACAATGGAGTGGAAAAACCAAATGGTTGAAGCCGCCCTCGCAGCTGGCACATTAACCAAAGCTGGTGACGGTCTTTATAAAGCTGGAAATAAAACCTTTACATTGCAACAATTGTTTATTGACGGTCTTCAAGAGCAATGGGCGACCACAGATGTTATGATGAAGGTATTTCAGGATTATGGTGACGAAACAACAGAAATTGGCGCAAAAGCTTATTCTGCTGCACAGGATCTTAGAACCTTCAGCATGATGATGGACTCTCTTAAAGCTACGGCAGGAACTGGCTGGAAGGATACATGGCAAATCCTATTTGGCGATTTAGACGAAGCCAAAGAACTTTGGACTGAATTGGGTAATGTCATTGGCGGCTTTATTAGTGCTCAAGCAGATGCTCGCAATGAGATGTTGCAAGGGTGGAAAGATCTTGGCGGAAGAACCAAGCTGATTGAGGCACTTAAGAATGCCTTTGAAGGCGTTCAGAGTGTTATCAAACCGATCCATGAGGCATTCCGTGAGATATTTCCTCCTACCACGGCCAAGCAACTTTATGATATTACTGAAAATTTGCGAAAATTCACCGCGAATTTGAAGCTCAGTGATAGAGCTTCGGCAAATTTGAAGTCCACATTCAAGGGTTTGTTTGCGATCTTGGATATCGTTAAGCAAGCCCTTTCCGCTATATTTACAGCAATCAAACCGTTGTTTAGCGGGTTTAGAACACTTGGGGATGGGGTTCTTGGTTTCACTGGCGGGATTGGCAATGCTATCGTGGCATTTGATGAGTTTATCAAAACCAGCGGAGCATTCCAGAAAGTCGGTGAGGGTATTGCTACGGTCATACAGACAATTATGACAGCTTTATCCACACTGAAGAACAAGATCAAAGAGAAATTCGAATCCGCCAATTTCGAATTGTTTCATTCTCTGCTTGAGCGAATTCATGAGAGGATGACTCAAGTCGGAGAAGCAGCCGGTGAGATGAAATCTGGGGTTATCGTCGCCTTTGAGGTCATTGGTGAAGCTCTTGCTAATTGCCAATTTGTTCAGCTTCTCTCTGCTGTGTGGAACGCCGTTAAGACAATCGGAAGTGGCATCGTTAAAATCCTTGGCGAACTCGGCAGTTCTTTAGCAAAGAATCTCGGTGAAGCTAATTTCAGCGGAATTATTGATCTGCTGAATGGTATCTCGTTCGGTGCTATTGCTGTCGGTATCACAAAGTTTGTCGGCACCTTCCGAAAAGCTATTGAAGATATCGGCAGTTTCAAGGAATCTTTTATCGGAATTCTTGACAGTGTTCGAGGATGCTTTGAAGCTTACCAGACTCAGTTGCAGGCTGGTACATTGCTGAAGATCGCGTCTGCTATTGCTATTCTTACTGCATCTTTGATTGCGCTTAGTCTTGTGGACAGCGAAAAGCTGAATGTAGCCCTTGGAGCAATCACTGTGCTATTCGCTGAACTTCTTGCTTCGATGGCTGTATTCAACAAAATCAGCGGTCAGGCAACTGGTGTGATGAAGAGTGTAACTGCTATGCTCGGAATTGCTACGGCAGTGCTGATTTTAGCGAGCGCACTTAAAAAGATTGCTGATCTGGATGCAAAGCAGCTTACTACTGGTCTGATTGGCGTTGCAGGTTTGACGGCTATGATGGTTGCCGCAGCCAAAGCTATGAGTTCCAACAGTAAAACCATCATCAAGGGTGCTACTCAAATGGTGATCTTTGCAGCCGCAATCAAGATTCTTGCTTCTGTTTGTGAGCAACTTGCTAAATTGGACTGGAACCAACTTGCGAAAGGTCTTGTCGGCGTTGGTGTATTGCTTGCCGAGGTTTCTCTGTTCCTGAGAACCGCAAAATTCAGCGGTAAATCCATTACTACGGCTACAGGTATTGTAATTCTTTCAGTAGCAATCAAGGTGTTGGCCTCTGCCTGCAAAGATTTCGGCGAAATGAAATGGGAAGACATCGGTAAGGGGCTTGCTTCTATTGCTGTTCTTCTTGCCGAGATCACTGCATTCACAAAACTTACCGGAAATGCTCAAAATGTCATTTCTACCGGTGTGGCATTAATCGCCATTGCCGCCGCTATGAAAATCCTTGCCTCTGCGGTTAAGGATTTCTCAACCATGCAGTGGGGTGAGATCGCTCGTGGTCTGACTGCTATGGCGGGAGCACTTGCCGCTATCACCGTGGCGGTTAAATTCATGCCGAATAATATGGCTGGTATTGGTGCCGGTTTGGTAATTGTTTCTGCGGCGCTTGTCGTTCTTTCAACCGCCCTTGAGAAAATGGGGAATCTAAGTTGGGAGCAGGTAGCAAAGGGTCTTATCACTCTCGGCGGAGCAATGACTATTCTTGCCATCGGGTTAAATACCATGACAGGCACTCTTGCAGGTTCTGCGGCGCTTCTTGTTGCTGCAAGTGCCCTCTTGGTGCTTACTCCGGTACTGGCTATTCTCGGCGCCATGAGTTGGAGTTCCATCGTGAAAGGTCTCGTTACCCTGGCAGGTGCATTTGCTATCCTCGGTGTTGCAGGTGCTGTATTGACTCCGTTGGTTCCTTCCATTCTCGCTTTGAGTGGCTCGCTGGCACTAATCGGGGTAGCAGTTGTCGGTATTGGTGCCGGGCTTGCTCTGGCAGGTGCTGGTTTGTCCGCCTTGGCGGTAGGCTTGACGGCTCTTGCTGCTGCGGGAACTGCCGGTGCTACAGCCATCGTCGCTTCTTTGACTGTTATCATCACTGGTGTCGCAGCTCTTATTCCTGCAATTGTAGCCAAGATTGGTGAGGCAATTGTCGAATTCTGCAAAGTTATCGCTGATAGTGCAGGAGCCATTGGTGAAGCAGTCAAGGCAGTTATCCTTATGCTGGTGGATGTACTTGTTGAGTGCGTTCCCGCTATCGCTGATGGAGCATTGAAGCTCATTGCAGGTGTTCTTGAAGCATTAGTAGAATATACCCCGTCTATCGTCGATTCCATATTCCAATTCCTTATCGCAGTTCTTGAGGGCGTCGCTAAGAATCTTCCCAGTTTGATTCAGGCTGCGGTGGATGTATTGATGGCGTTCTTCTCAGGCATTGTGGATGCGCTTAAAGGTATTGATACCGAGACACTTCTTCAGGGAATTGTCGGCATCGGTCTGCTTGCAGCGATTATGGCGGCTTTGAGTGCAGTGGCTGCTCTGGTTCCCGGTGCAATGCTGGGTGTTCTCGGTATGGGTGCCGTCATCGCTGAGCTTGCTCTTGTACTTGCGGCGGTCGGTGCCCTGGCACAAATTCCTGGCTTGAACTGGCTTATCAATGAAGGCGGTAATCTGCTTCAGGGAATTGGTACGGCAATCGGTAAATTTGTTGGCGGTATCGTCGGCGGTTTTATGAGCGGCGTATCCAGTCAATTCCCGCAAATTGGTTCTGACCTTTCCGGGTTTATGACCAATGTCCAGCCGTTCCTTGACGGTGCAGCTTCCATAGATCCGGCTATGCTGGACGGTGTTAAGGCTCTTGCAGAAACGATTCTTATCTTGACAGCCGCAAATATTTTGGATGGATTGACCTCGTGGTTTACCGGCGGAAGCTCACTTTCCGGCTTTGCTGAAGAGATGGTTCCGTTCGGAAAAGCCATGAAACAGTTCTCTGATGAAATTAGCGGTATTGATGGAGAAGCAGTTTCCAATGCTGCAATCGCAGGTAAGACTCTTGCGGAGATGGCTGATACACTTCCTAATACTGGCGGTGTCGTTGGTTTCTTTGCCGGAGAGAACGATATGAATGCCTTCGGTGAACAGCTTATTCCATTTGGTCGTGCCATGCGTAACTTTGCAAACGAAGTCGCCGGAATTGACGCCAGTGTTATTACTGAAGCGGCTACCGCTGGTAAGGCGCTTGCAGAGATGGCAAGCACCGTTCCGAACAGCGGCGGCGTAGTTGGCTTCTTTGCTGGCGAAAACGATATGGACGACTTTGGCGAACAGCTTGTACCTTTCGGTAGAGCAATGAAGGATTTCTCTGACGCCGTTTCTGGACTGAAAGCCGATGTCATTCAAAATAGTGTTACCGCAGGTCAGGCTTTGCTTGAACTTGCGAATACGGTACCGAATACGGGCGGCGTTGTGTCTTGGTTTACGGGCGATAACGACCTTGAAACCTTCGGTGAACAGCTCGTTCCGTTTGGCACAGCAATGAAGAACTATTCTTTGGCTGTTACAGGATTGGATGCATCTGTCGTCACAAACTCCGCAAATGCAGCTAAAGCTCTGGTTGAGCTTTCAAACAATTTGCCGAATAGCGGTGGCATCGTATCCTGGTTTACGGGTGATAACGATATTGCAAGCTTCGGTGAACAGTTGGTGTCTTTCGGCCAGTCTTTCGCTGCATATTACAATAGCGTCAGTGGCGTGGATGTGACCAAGCTGAGTGGAGTAGTTGTCGAGTTCAGAAACCTTGTGGACTTGGCAAACGGCATTAAGAGTGTTGACACAAGTGGAATGTCCACATTTGCTCAGAATCTTACGAATTTGGGTAATGCAGGTATCGACGGCTTCATCAATGCCTTTACAAATGCTAATTCTCGTGTAAGCACAGCCGCAAACACAATGGTCACTACATTTATCAATGCCGCCAAAGCACAGCAAGGAAATCTGACAAGCACTTTCACCACCATGATTAACGGTATTGTCACTACTTTTACAAGCAAGTACAGTCAGTTCACAATCATGGGGCAGACGATGATGACCAACTTTATCTCTGGCATTCGTACCGGCGACGCATCTGCTCGGTCGGCATTTGTCACTATTGTATCCGGTTATCTGACAGCAATCCGAAATAAGTTCTACGAGTTTAACACCGTTGGACAGACTACGATGACAAACCTCATTGCTGGCATCCGAACAAAGAACCAGCTTGCGAAAGACGCCTTTGTTCAGATCATTAACAGTTGTCTGACAGCAATCCGAAATAAGTATACTGACTTCTACAATGCCGGTAAATATCTTGTCGAGGGTTTTGCTAAGGGTATTGACGAGTATACCTGGTACGCAGAAGCACGAGCCAGAGCAATGGCAAGAGCTGCTGCACAGGCTGCGGAAGCTGAGCTCGACATCAACTCACCATCTAAAGTTGGCTATCGAATTGGCGGATTCTTTGGTATGGGCTTTGTCAATTCTTTGATCGACTACACCGATAAGTCTTACGATGCCGGTGCATCTGTTGCAAAGTCGGCTAAGGAAGGACTCCGCAACGCGGTTTCCAAGATTGGTGATTTTATCGAAAATGGAATTGACTCTCAACCGACGATTCGACCGCTGCTTGATCTGTCTGATGTAACGGAGGGTGCGGGCAGGTTGTCGGCACTTTTGAGTCGAAATCAAGCGATGAAGATCAGCGCCGGTATGGAGCGTGAGGGCGGCAGTGTCGTTCAAAATGGCGGTACTACACCGACCTCTGGGAACAACTACAATTTCACACAAAATAACTATTCGCCTAAGGCACTGTCGAGGATTGACATTTATCGTCAGACGAAGAACCAGTTCTCGGCGTTGAAAGGATTGGTGGAAACATGATTCACTCATTTGCTATCACCAATTACTTAGGTGATAGGATCAAACTTGACTTGAGGGAGCCTGAGGTTTCGGGCTTCCTCATCAAGTCTGTAACCGGCTTAGGTCCGGTCAAAGCAACTGTCAACACGACGGAAGTCGTCACTAATGACGGCTCTATGTTTAACTCCGCCAGATTGAGTCAGCGGAACATCGTTTTCCAAATCGTATTCGTTGACACAGTCTATGGAGAAACAATCGAGGATGTACGACAGAAATCCTACAAATACTTTCCGGCAAAGAAAAATGTTGAGATCATCATCGAAACCGATAACCGATATGTACGAACAAACGGTTATGTGGAATCGAATGAACCAAATATTTTTAGCTCACAGGAAGGGACATCAATCTCGATCATTTGCCCTGACCCGTTCTTCTATTCAGCCGGTGAGGATGGAAACAATGTAACGGATTTCTACAGTATTGACCCGATGTTTGAATTTCCGTTCTCAAACGAGTCTCTGACGGAACCCTTGCTTGTATTTGGCGAAATTCAGATCAAGACGGAGGGTGTCATCACTTACTATGGTGATGCCGAAATCGGTGTAACGATCTATATTCATGCAATAGGACCGGCAAGCAACATCAATATTTACAATACGGAAACCAGAGAAGTCATGAAGATCGATACTGTGAAGCTCCAAAAGCTGACTGGAAAGGGTATCGTCGCAAGTGATGATATCGTTATTAACACCTCAAAGGGTGATAAGAGCATTACTCTGATTCGTGAAGGCGTTTCGTACAACATCCTGAACTGTTTGGATAAGAATACCGACTGGTTTACCTTAGCAAAAGGCGATAACATTTTCGCCTTTACTGCTGACAGCGGTGTTACGAATCTTCAGTTCAGAATTGAAAACAAAGTAATCTATGAGGGGGTATAACTATGGAACTTTTGGTCTTAAACACCGACTTTGAGTCCATAGCCGTCATAGATACTTACGAATCCATGATATGGACTGACCGGTATAATTCGTATGGAGATTTCGAGATATTCTTCGCTATGGATACACAACTCTTGCAGTATTTGAAAGAGGATTACTATCTGTGGCTGAAGGATTCGGAGCACTGTATGATTATCGAGGACATCAAGATCAATGCCGACACAGAAGAAGGAAATCATCTTATCGTGACTGGAAGGTCACTGGAGTCTATTCTTGAACGCCGCATCATCTGGGGACAGCGAATCTTTAATGGAAATCTTCAAAATGGCATCCAGACGATGCTAAACGAATGCATCATTTCTCCGTCTATTGCCGATCGAAAGATTTCTAACTTTGTGTTCGTGCCTTCTACTGACCCTAAAATCACAAGTCTGAAAATCGACAACCAATACACAGGTGACTGCCTGTACGATGTCGTAAAAGGACTTTGTGAGGAAAACAATATAGGGTTCAAGATCGTACTGACAGATGAAAACAAGTTTGCATTCAGTCTGTATGCCGGTGTTGATCGCTCTTATGAGCAGACAGAAAATCCGTATGTTGTTTTCTCTCCAAACTTTGAGAACATCATCAACAGCAACTATTATTCATCCAGAGCGAGTTTTCGAAATGTGACTCTGGTCGCAGGAGAAGGTGAAGGGGCAGCAAGGCGAACTGCTATCGTTGGCTCAGCCTCAGGGCTTGATCGGCGTGAGCTTTTTACAGATGCTCGCGATATTTCATCTGATACTGAGAGTGGAACACTCTCCGATGCGGAGTATATGGCACAGCTTCAAACAAAAGGATTGAAGAACTTGGCAGACCATATTGTAACCACGGCGTTCGAAGGAGAAGTTGAAGTTACTCGCCTATTCAAGTATGGCGAAGACTTCTTTATCGGAGACATCGTTCAAATCGCCAATGAATATGGCAATGAGGGATCGGCTTACATTTCGGAACTGGTTATCTCAAACAGTGAGGAAGGATTATCGATTTATCCGACCTTCAAAACTATTTCAAAGTAAGGAGGGAGAAACTGAATGAGCGTATCAAGCGGATTTTTCAATTCACTTAACGGTGACCGCAAATACAATGCCGCACAGATGTCGGCAATTTTTGACGGACTTATCATCGATGGTGTATTCGCTTCTATCGGAACGGCCTTTGCAGTGAAGGCGGCAGGTGGTCTCACCGTGAATGTCGGTGTCGGCAAAGCCTGGTTTGACCACACATGGACAGTCAATGACAGTATTCTGCCGATGACCGCCCCGGAAGCAGAGGTGCTTCTTGATCGTATTGATGCCGTGGTTCTGGAAGTAAACGGAATGGAATCAGTTCGTGATAACTCTATCAAATTTGTTAAGGGTAATCCGTCCAGTGCACCATCGAGACCGACTTTGACGAACGAGGGAAATGTCCATCAGTACCCTCTCTGTTATATTTACAGAAAATACGGCACTGCGGTCATTAACCAAGCTGATATTACCCCTATGGTTGGCACAGAATCTACGCCGTTTGTGACCGGAATTCTTCAGACGATCAGTCTGGATGAGCTGCTTGGTAAATGGCAGGATGAGCTTGACCGTTTTACTGATGCACGATCTCAGGAAGTCGATGACTGGATTGCTCAGGAGGAAAGCTATTTCACGGCTTGGTTCAATAAAATGAAAGCGGACCTCCAACAGGAGCAGACCGTTCTTGACCAGTGGATCGCATCTGAACAGGCTGATTTTCTTGCCTGGTATAATCAGATGAAAGACCAGCTCAGCGGTGATGTCGCCGGCAATCTGCAACTTGAAATTGACAAGGAAGAAGTCAAGCGGATTTTACTGGTTGGCTTTGAAGACGGAACCAAGGAGTTTTCGGATGACGGTACTATTATCACTTCTACTGCAAGCGATGGCAGAACCCTGACGAAGACTTTCTCTGATGGATTCCTGACTATGACAAATGTGTTGAAAAGTGCAGCTGGAGCAGAAGTGGCGAGAGTTGTTAAAACTTTTGACTCCGACGGCAAACTTATCAATACCGTTGTAACTTATTCTTAAAGCGAAAGGAGAACAATCAAAATGGCAGAAGAAGATCTGATTTTCGGTAAAAACCGACACTTCTTCGGCGGCATTGAGCCGTCTAATATGCTGGCGTTCAGCGTGGCTGTTGAGAGTGGTGTTGTGAAAGTCACAGCAACACTTCCTAACGACACAGTCGTGAACAACCAGACACTCTGCACTGTGGAAGGTGCAATTATCCGGAGGAAGACGACCGATTATCCGAAGGATGAATTCGACGGTGATCTGGTCGCTAACATCAAGGCGTCTACGGTCTTTGCGGACAGTGGTGCTTCCCCAACCGGAACCTATTACTATGCAGCATTTCCTTATACCACGCAGGGCGTGTATAACAGAAATAAGGCTAACCGTGTAGTCGTTAACGAACCTGAGCCGATGCAGGAGTTTTCCGCTAAGTCGGTATATGTCTCAGCATCTGACACTGTTAAGGTTGAGATTACGGCGAAGCTCCCGAGTGGCGTTGCCGGTGCAGTTATCCGCAGGAGCACTACTGGTTATCCGACCAGTGAAACAGAGGGTGAACTGTTCAAGAACATCACTGCGAATGGTACCTATACGGATACTAATGTGACGGTCGGTGTAGTGTATTACTATTCCGCATTCCCTTACACCAGTACCGGCGCCTATAATCGCAGCGAGGCAAACAGAACCAGTGTTACCCCAAAGAAGAGAGATTATCTGTTTGGCTATGATCTGGTCAAGGCAACCTCCAGTCCCACCGGACGAGTATCTTATCCTTCTGATGTGGATAATGCAGCATTTACTCCGGCGTCTATGAATTTCAGCACCGGTAAGTTCAACTATGGTGGTTGGGCATTTAATCCGGGTGAAAAATTCATGCCTCGTCCTTGTATGCTGACTTACGCCGGAAAGGTTGACCATTATCTTAATCCCGACGACTATACCAAGAAGGTCGACGGCACCACATCAAAGGTTACGGATACTTCTTTCGGTGGAAATGCCATGATGGAATGGCCGAAGATCTATACAAAGCGGTGGGAGTCGAATGGTGTTTATCATTTCCGTTGCTCCGATACTCCTCAGGACGATACTTGGGATTGCTGGTGTAACTATGACCGCAACAACAACCAGATCGATCATTTCTATACCCCCATCTATTTCGGTTCTCTGGTTTCCGGAAAGCTTCGTTCTATCAGTGGTGCAGCTAACAGCGTAAATACTACGGCGGCTAATGAAATCACCTATGCAAAGGCAAACGGCAATGACTGGTATACCGAGGTGCTGGCTGACAGACTTCTGCTTCAGGATCTGTTGGTTATGATGGCTCGTTCTACTGAGTGCCAGACTGCGTTCGGCTACGGACGGTGCAAGAGTTCCAACAGCAATGCTATTGCTCCTGGTACGATGAATACCAAGGGTATGTTCTGGGGTTCCAACGACCAGACCTCCGGCGTGAAGGTCTTCGGTATGGAGAATGTCTGGGGCAACCTGTGGCGTCGTACTGCTGGCTGGATCAATGCCAATGGTACGCAGAAGGTCAAGCTTACTCGTGGTACTCACGATGGTTCTACTGCAACCGACTATAACACAGACGGCAGCGGCTATAAGACCATCGCAAATGCTACTCCGGCTGGCACCTCCGGCGGCTACATCAGCAGCATGAAAACGGAAGCATTCGGACGGCTGCCTGTTACTGCAAGCGGTTCCAGCAGCACTTATGAAGCTGACGGCATGTGGTACAATAACGGCCAGGTCAATTACGCGTATGTCGGCGGTTACTGGGCCACTGACCTGATGGTCGGTCCTTTCTACGCTAATCTGAACTTTACGGCGTCCTATTCGAACTCGATCATTGGCGCGGCTCTCTCTTGTAAACCGCTTGCTGCTGCGTAAGCAGCGAGGAGAGGACGGGAGAACCTTAGGTTCGCCGGGTAAACGAAAACAATTAAATATTTAGGGGTATACACTGCGCCCAGCGCGTATGTCGGCGGTAACTGGAACAATGACCTGATGGTCGGTCCTTTCTACGCTAATCTGAACAATACGGCGTCCAATTCGAACTCGAACAATGGCGCGGCTCTATCTTATCCATAAGAAGCTCTCCGTAATGCAGTGTATGCCGCCATTTCAAAATGGCAAGAGATATCCGCATCTCTTCCTCACCACTTGGTGAAAATTAACTCGGTGCAAGCATCTGTTAGTAGCTGAGAATAAGTCGAAAGCGGATGAGAGGATAAGAGAGAACATGAAATCCTATAACCACTTGTACGAAAAAACAATATCCGAAACGAACCGACGGTATGCTCTGTCTCAAGCAAAACACAGCAAGAGATTCCGGAAGATCATGAAACACCGGCACATGTCCGACGATGCCGCAGTTGAACAATCTTTAGACTGGATAGTCAACTACGAAAACGCCGAGCATGTGCCGGTTTACATTTATGACGGAATCACTCGCAAGGAGCGAACTATTATCGTCCCTACGATGGAAGAGCTGCTTGTTCAGCATTGCATCGTAAATGCCATGAAGCCAATGTTCTGCAAGGGAATGTATGAACACAGCTATGCCAGTCTTCCGGGCAGAGGTGCCCATAAAGGAAAGCAGGTAATTGAGAAGTGGATCAGGACTGACCCGAAGAATTGTAAGTATGTCCTCAAAATGGATATTCGCCATTTCTTTGATTCCATCCCACACGATCGTTTGAAAGCCAAGTTGAAGAAGACCATTCATGACGAGAAGATGTTGGAGCTATTATTCCGCATTATCGATGTTACAGAGGTTGGTATTCCACTTGGCTTTTATACTTCTCAATGGCTTTCCAACTGGTATTTGCAGGGTTTAGATCATTTCATCAAGGAGCAGCTCTGTGCCGTGCACTATATGCGCTACATGGACGATATGGTCATTTTCGGAAGCAACAAGAGGGTTTTGCACCGCATGAGACAAGCAATTTCCGATTATTTGGAAATGGAGCTTGGTTTAGAACTTAAAGCGAATTGGCAAGTCTTTCGCTTTTCTTATGGTAACAACCAGGGGCGTGACCTGGACTTCATGGGCTTTCGCTTTTATCGTAATCGAACGATTCTTCGAAAATCTATTATGTACAAGGCCACGAGAAAAGCTCGCAAAATCTCCAAAAAAGAGAAAGTAACCATACTCGATGCTCGGCAAATGTTGTCTTATCTCGGATGGATTGACTGCACCGATACCTATTTGATGTATCGGAAGTGGATAAAACCATGTGTTAGCTTCCAGCAATTGAAGCGAAAAGTTTCACGATATGACAAATACGATGAGAAGCGGGTATATCAAAAACTCGTCAGTCTTTACACTGCGAAAGGAGGAAAGTCGCATGGAGTTAAATTACAAATATGCCGAGAGCACAGTCCAACCGACTGCACTTGAGGTTACTGTTGGAACCGTATATCTCCGCAAGGACATTACGAGTATTACACGAACTTCAGAACAGGGCGATAAAACCACTTACTGGACTTATCAGGAAGCGGCGTTGACCCCTCAGGAGTTCAATGAATACACCAATCTGCTTATGGCTGAAAACGCCATTAAAGGTACAAATGATTCGGACAACATTGTTCAGATCATGGCAGGTCAGGAAATTGGAGATTCCCAGCAGCTTGCTATCATGGAAGCAATTGCTGATCTGTACGATGCCGTCGCAGCAATGATTCCTGAATGAGGAGGTAGCAAAAATGGGCAATCTTTACGCCACGCTTATCATCAATAAGCGTAGAACCTTCGACCAGGTGCCTGAAAAATTTAAGGCAGATGTCGAGGCAAAATTGTTAGAATATGGCTACGATACCAACGGCGATCTTATCGCTGAGGAGGAGTAACCATGTTTTATATTTTATCCAAAATTTTGATAGGAGGTAACAACATGGTAGCACTGTATGTCGCACTCATCATCGCAGGTCGTCGGACCTTTAATCAGGTTCCGGCGAAGTTCAAGGCTGCTGTCAAGGCTGATCTGGAAGCTCTCGGTCTTGACGAAAATGGTAATCCTGTGGATTAACCGAAATTGGCAGGGAGTCTACTTTGCGGTGGGCTCCCTCGCCTAATTAAAAGAGGTTTGGGGTGATATTTCCTACAAGCTTCTTAATTCATTTATGACTTCAAGGAGGATGATACATGGAAATGGAACCCTGGCTGCAAACGCTATTAACCATTTTGGGGACGATACTTGCTTCTTCTGGATTTTGGGCATATATCCAAGAGCGAAGCAAACGAAAAGCTGCTGAGAATAAGCACAACAATCTTGAAACGCAAATGCTCATTGGTTTGGCTCATGATCGCATTATCTATCTCGGTATGGCCTACATCGAAAGGGGCTACATTACACAGGACGAGTATGAGAATCTGTATGAATACTTGTACAAGCCTTATGAAAAATTAGGCGGTAACGGTTCGGCTAAGCGAATCATGACAGAAGTCGACCAACTTGCGATTCATAAATCAACTTACAATGCTTGAATTGGAGGTGAGATTATGAGTTATTCTGTTTCTGGCACAATGATTACTTTGACTCGGGGTGATACTTTTTCGGCGCTTATTACGATTACTGATCTAAATGACAATCAGTATATTCCCATGAATGGTGATCGTATTCGATTTGCCATGAAGAATGACTATAATGATGAAACTCCTCTTCTTATCAAGGAGATTCCGATTGACACGATGATCTTGACCCTCAATCCGGAAGATACAAAACATCTTCCCTTCGGAAAGTACGTCTACGACATTGAATTAACGAAGGCCACAGGAGAAGTTGATACTTTCATCACAAAAGCAATTCTTAAGCTAACGGAAGAGGTGCATTGACATGAGTAGCATAAAAGCGTTTGAGTGCCTTACTGGTCATATCTCTGGACTATGCACATTATCTGGTAAATTAACTTGCTTTGGAAGTTTGTCTGGCAAGCTGTCTGCTGTGATAGATTTTAATGCTTATTCTGGAGAATATGAAGTGGTGCCGAACGCTTTTAACACTCAGGTCTTGCCAACAGCCAATAAAGTGCTTAAGAAAGATATTGTTGTTCAAAAAGTCCCATATTTCGAAACCAGTAACAACTATGATGGGGTTACGGTTTATATTGCAGAGGAGGTTAATCAAAATGCCTAACCAAAACGTTAATAAGGTTATTTATGGCGGTCGTGTTCTCATCGACCTTACTGGCGACACCGTAGACCCCAGTAAACTTCTCAAAGGATCTAAAGCTCACGACAAGAGTGGAGCTCAAATTGAAGGTGCTTGCACATTTGATGTTGATTCTGCGGATGCCACCGCTGTCGCTGCTGAAATCTTGTTTGGAAAGACTGCGTATGTAAGTGGCAATAAACTAACTGGCACAATGAAAAACAATGGTGCCGTTACTAAGAAGATCACCACCAGAGACGAGGAAGTTACAATTCCTCAGGGTTTCCACGATGGCAGCGGTAAAGTGGGAATCGACGCAACTGAAAAAGGCAAGCTGATTGCCAACAATATTCGAGAGGGCGTAACTATCCTCGGCGTTGAGGGTACAATGTCCGGCTCGGAAAACATGAAACCACAGGCTAAGACAGTTACACCGTCCACCGCGAAGCAGACGATTCTGCCTGATACAGAGTATAACTGTTTGTCTCAGGTAGAAGTTGAAGCTATTCCTTATGTGGAAGCAGATAATCCTGCTGGAGGAGTGACGGTAACGATTGCGGGGTGAGAGTAAATGGCTGTAAATAAGGTCGTTTACAATCGCCGGACACTAATCGATCTGACCGCCGATACCGTCAGCAAAGAAACTCTTAAAAAGGGATTTACAGCTCATCAAGCCGATGGTACAATGATTACCGGTGAGTTTATTGGCGATGATTACGATGAAATTGACCGAATTCTTACAGCCGGTTTAACGGATGGCTATAAACATTTTTCGGACGATGGTACAATCATCAGCACAATCGATTCACAGGGTCGAACACTGGTTAAGACTTTTTCAAATGACTTTTTGACCTGTATCACGGTTCTAACTGATCCGGACGGGAATGAACTTGGTCGTACTGTGAGGTCTTTTTCTGACAATAGCAGCACGATTATTACTACCGACTCTAAAGGACAGAAGCTTGTTAAGAAGTTTTCGAATAACATGCTTAACATGGAAGCGGTTCTTACGGATGCTGCTGGTAAGGAGCTTGCCCGTCTTACAAAGGTCTTTTCCGCAGATGGGAAGGACATCACTTCGACCGTGGTTTATGGGAAATAAGATGCAATTTGAAGCCGTTGCGTGTAGGTTATTTCTGCATTATTCCTACACTTTGGCTCAAAAAGCCAGTAATTACGGGATATTTTGCTTCTATTATAAAAGCATTCGCGATGAACGCGGAAAGTATATCACTGTCTATGGTAGA